TCGCCCATCCAATCGGCATGGGGTCGCGGTGACTCCGATCACCATCGCCTGGGGATACGCTTTGATAATCGTCGCCCAACTTCCTGCGGTTGCGTGGTGCGCCTCGTCGCAGATAATCCAATCCGGTTTCCACAGCAGCGTCGCACATCTGTTTTTAAGCGTGTGGACGCCGGCGACTTGAACCTTGTGCCTGAGCATTAATTGACGGCGAGCGGCAATAAATCCATGCGGCACGTCGAACTGTTGAAGTGTGCGACTGATTTGGTCGAGAAGCTCGTCTCTGTGCGCCATTAAAAGCACGTTGTGCCCGTTGCGTAGCAATGAGCCGCTTAAATAGCTGAACATCACCGTTTTACCTGCTCCAGTAGGGGCGACCAACAGAACGCGGCGCTTCCCAGCGCTGAACGCTTCCCTGACGACTGCGATTGCGTCGTCTTGATACGGTCTAAGTTGCATAGTGTGTAGTGTGCGCGTTGATCTCGCAGACGCGCCCCTGCCTCAGTTAATTAAAACGGAATATTGTCCGCATCCGGCTCAAGGTCTTGAGTCCTAGTGAGATATTCTTTAACTTCTAAAAACGATTTTCCCTCGTATTTTCCAGATTTTTTTGGCTCACCCAAATCAACCCGGACTTTACCAGTGCAACCAATAAGGTCAGCGGCTTCAAACTCGATCTCTTCACCTTCGGCGTCGTCGAATCCAAAACATGCACGAGCCTGTTTGATGCGCCACGCTGCACGCTCTGAGTTGTAGAGAGTGTCGCGCATCGTAAATCCTCCGACGTTTAGCTCCAGCTCAATGGTTTGGTCCCCCTTAGCTGAGAAACCCTCATTGGCTGATTTTACAGTTGCAAACTGTTCACCTGCCTTGAGAACCGGGTTATTCTGCGTTGGTGTGTATTTTATCATGGGTCAAAATAAGTTTCTGAGTTGCAGCGGCCTCTTGGAGTGATGCGTATTCTGTGCTGTTTTTATCTAGAGTTTTCACAGCCTTAAAAAACGTGTCGGTGAGCTCCTTTAGCGTCGTGGTCTGTTCGATCTTGAGCAACCAATCAACCTTCGGTTCTGGCAGTGCCTCGGTGACGGACGGCGCGTAGGTCTGGACCTCCTCCGGCGTATACATCCCGACGATGACGCCGGGGTAAACGGTTCGGATGCCTTCACTGATGCACCGAGCGCGAAGCATTGCGGCTGGAAATTTCTCAAGGTTACCGATGCCAGCTTTTTTGGCGCGTGCGATAGTCCACGAGATTTTTACCGATCCACCTTGGGCGTGTGTAAACGTCCCGGTCACTTCGGCGTCTGTGTAAACGTCCCAGTTAACACGGCCCCCAGCGCTTTGGAAACGTGCCAACATCGCATCTGCTGAGAGCGATGGCTTGCCTTGAATTATGTGGTAGTGCGTAGCGGCCTTCGCTGGATGCAGCCCGTCGGCTTGCGCCACTAGCATGAGCGCTGCGGCCTGTTCTGGTGTTTTCAGGCCAAAGAAGCCCGATTTGCTGATATTTTGCGCCATCGTTTGGATGTCGCTAATTGGTATGAGTTCCATAGTTTTGATTTTGATTTAGTTTGCTATGCGCGTTTGGAAGTCGCGCCCCTTAAAGTATTTACGAGTGGATTCTGACTCAGCTTCTGTTCAACCAGGCTGTCAACCGGCCCCCCGAATAGAATTTCCGCTTTGTTGGCTGAGATGCTGCCCACGATTTCAATAAGTTTCTCCTTTGTAAATTGCTCGGAATGAAGCCTTAACGTATCAGCAGAGACAAACCTACTGGCACGAGCCTTGCCTAATTTCCATCCTGCGACGGGTCGGCCACTCTCCAGCATCTCACGAGCTTTGGCAACGGCAGCGTTCTGGAAGTCCTCGAAAATTTTACAACGTTGAAGAAAATCCCCGAGCCTGTCTGGATCGTTTAGGATCAGTTGAAATGCCTCGCTGGTCGTCGCCAGTGCGGTTTCCTGCGCTTCAATTCGGGCAGTGCAGGTGAGAGCCTTAGCGCACCAGTTGCAATACTCATTCGGCTTCGGCGGCGTGCCTACATTGGCGACGACGGATTTGACGATTTCCAGCGCCTCGCTTAACGTGAAGTGATGCGTGATCACTCTTTGTTGGTCGCAGAATAATAGGTGAGCAGTCCACACATTCATCCCGTACTCCATCATCAACCCAAGCGCATACGCGGCCATTTGAGCCTCGTAGTCGTAAATTTGGCCAGACTTTAAATCGGCGTGCCAACTGCCAGTAGCGCAGATGGCATCCGCCGTGCCAGCGTTATTCAGTGCATCCACCTGAATGCGGCATTTAGTTTCGTTCATTTCAACATGCCGCCCGTCGGCCAACTCCGCAATAGTCTCATAAGCCCATGCGATGCAAATTGCGTCCTCCTGTTCCAGAGCTGGAACCTCTCCATGCTCCCACGCGGATCTTAACGCGGCATCCAGTTTTGTACCTCTCGCGGCGGCATCGGATGTGCCTGGCGCGCCTTCGTATTGTCCACAGAGTGCCAGTTTAGGCAGACTGCTCGGTCTCAGTTTCAGTTGTGTTTTCATAGCAATCTTCAGTTTTACAAATCCAATTCGATGTATGGTCCTCTGCTCCGTCTAGGTGCATCATTTCCATACACCCATGGCACAGAGGCGCGTCGTCCAGGTCGCTTGATCCCCAAGGACTCATGATTTTTTGCGGTTCGCGGCTCCCAGTTTAGCAAACTCGCGCTTGCTTAAAATGTGATCCTGCTGATCGGGCGGGAGCGTCGCCACCCACTCCGCTCGGCTCATCTGGTTCCAGCTTCGGTGCTCGACGCGCCGCAGGTCGTAGGCTTCCACGATGCGCTCTGGTAATGCCGCAATCCTGCGGGCAATCTGTATGTCTTTCGCCGCTTTCATCGCGGCAATGCGCTTTTCTTCAAATTGAGCCCGGGCAACCCGGTACTCGGTTTCGTTGCGGACTTTGAGCCCCAGTTTTCGAGCCGACCGCATGCGGTTGCTCGTTTGATTTTGAGCGGCATATGCGGCCTCAGTCATTGGCTCTGCCAGCGTAAAAATCCCTTTGCGAGCATACCCAACGCGCTGGTTGCGCTCGGGCGTTTGTTTTGCAAGCCACCTCGACAGTGCTCGGTCAAATTGCGCCATGCTGCCAGGGTCGGCGTGACCTGCTAGCCATTGCGGAATTGCGGCCATTTCTTGGTGCTCAAGTGAGCGGAAAGCGTCCTGTCTCATTTCCGAGCCTCTAGTCCTGCGAGGATTACAAAAAGCCCAGTTGGTGCTGTCAGTGCTGCCAGTACCAAAACCTCCACGGCATCGGTGGCAAAAAACCGAACTGCCACGGCGTCGAGCATTAGCAGGATGCCACCGGCCAGCATCCAAATCGCTGCGTACAAGCGACGTTTCTTGAGTTCGTTTGCCGGGTTGTGCGGATTGGTGAGCCACGCGCTGAGGATCTTGTCGGTCTGTGCCGGTCTTGAGGAGTAGTGTGATGTGCTCATGTTATTTGACAACAGCTTTAAGTTTTTCGGCGTAGGCAAAACTGCCAGTTTTACGGTGAGCTGCGCAGGCTGCACGCGCTGACGGCGCTTTGATAATGTCGGCCAGCACCCACCAGTGCTTGCGGCCTGTTGCTCCGGCATTGCGAGCAGTGTTTGTCAGTGGGAGTCGTGCGTGGATTTCGTAGGTTTTCATAGTGTGTGTTGGTTAGGTGTTGCTGACGTTTAGAAACCTAACAGGTTCGGTTTACCTGTCTACACTTTTTTTTCATTTAGTCTGTAAGTCGCTATTTTCCAACGACTTATTTTTTCGTGGACGCCCCCCTTTACGCCCATTTTCCCGGCTTGCGGCGGCTTTTTTTTCGGATTTTAGCGCGCCAATCCGCTGGCAATGCTCCTTGAGTGTCATCCCGCCACTCTAAACCCATCCAGCTAGGTAGTCAATTCGCCATCGTCGTCGTCATCGCAATCTGTTACAGTGCAAGTGTTTAACCAAGATTCTACGTGCGCACGACGTGCCAGCGTGTTTCCTCTGCCATCCACCCAAACATCCGTTGCATCTTTCTCGTCGTCATGGAGTTGCGCAAAAATTTGCACCACGTCAAAATGCTCTGCCAAAACTTTAACTGCCTCAGAGAGTCGGTCTTCGGGGCTCATGCGGTGGCGGCAAACAAATCAGCTTCTCGGTGACGACGCAAACGCAGTCCTTTGGTATTCGGCCAAAGCCTATCCATCGAGCGCAGCAAATCCGGAACCTGCGCCAAGTTACCGGCCTTTAGTGCGTTCTGGATTTCCAGCATTTCGCGACGGCGGTCACCGGTTAGCGATGCGCCACGGTTAAACACCAGGCTCAACAGAGCAGCGGTCTGGTTGGGTTCCAGCTCGTCGGCTTGCGGGTAGATCCGCAACATCTGGAGGTAGAACCTGGGCACCGTCACCTCCTCGAAAACTTCCATCGCTGATTCCCATGGGATCGTAATGTCGCGCACGCTGAATAGCAGCAGTTTAGCGTCCTCCCCTCTAATTCCCGAGCACGCTACCAATCGCGCCAAATCAGCGCGGGAAACGTGTTGGCCCCAGTCCTGACTGACTGCTGTGGACGAGTTGTGCCCGAGGTCGTAGCCGATGCCGATTGTCACACCCGACGCTTCACCGGGCCATTCAGGCCGCGAGTTGTATTCGTCGCGTCCGCCGGTTTCCTGCTCGACAATAAAGTTAATGCCTTCACGAGTGAGGTTCATTTGCGTAAATTGTTAATGGCTTCGACGATTTTGACCACTGTGTACAAACCTGCGGCCACGGTGCAGAAACACTGCGTCATCGGAGTGAATTCTGAAAAATTGATTGCGATTGCGAGCATGTTAATCAGCAGCACCGGCACCATTTCGTCAGCCTTGTCCATAATAAACCGTTGGCTTGTCTTTAACTGGAAATCCGCGCCAATCGTAAACGCTAGGCAGTTGCCTTTTTGCGGCGTCGAGGCGTTGCTGCTGGCTTTGCTTTAGCTTGATGAGCCGACGTAGTTGATTGGACAGGCTTTGAATCTTCATAAAGGTAGAACGACAAAAACAGCCAATTTCCAGACGCGCCGAGATTAAGTAGGATCTCGCTCCAGCTTGGGGTTGAAAGCGTGATAATGTTTGCAGCAGCACCGCATATCGTGATGGCCATCACCGCCTTATACAGCATTGCCTTCACTGGATGCTTCCAGACCCGGCTGTCTTGCTTTCCAAAAATGCGAAAAAGCAAATGAACCGAGGAGCAGATCAGCAGACTATTTGCCGCGAGGTTTAGAAGTGTGTTGATGTGCATCGGAAGATGGGATCATTTTGTTTGCCAAATTCTCAACGGCGCGAAGTCCGAGAAACCCGAGAAGAAATGCGATTGCGTATCCAAAGTCATGCCCGTCCAAGTTTGCCATTTTAAGAACGAGCGGAGTGATGTAATTTGCAGATGCTGCTCCACCAAGTAGCGATGCAATGGTTGCCGGCAAACTTTGCTGCTGTTTGCTACTGGTCATTATGGCTCCAAACAACCCTGCAAGGGCCAAGCCTAGATCAATGCCTTCGTCCTTGAGGTTCATTTTACGCGATAATGTACCAGTATAACACGTCTTCCGTCGATGCCGATGTGGGAAAACCGTTTCTTTTCAGCCTTGGCTTTTCTCAGCGCCGTCGTTGTAGACGTTAACCCTCGCCCTAAATGCGCAGCAACCTCCGTGAGCGTCAACCATCCCTCCCCATCGGGCGGAAATGGCGCGTTGATTTCATCGGCCAATTTGTTGATCCAGCCTAAACCGGCAGTCGGAACGTCTGATTTTTTGTCTCTTTTGCTAGCCATATTTGAGTTTCGTTATCGCAGTATTCCCCAAACGCAAAGCCGCGTGACCAGGATGTGGTTGCCCTGCGGTTTGCTGCGTATCCCATGTCCTCTGTGCGACCCAGCCATCCTACGCAATAGCCAGTAGGATGCGAGCGGTTGCGGCCCTCAGCCTGCGTCACGCGGTGTAAGTGAGCGATGACAACTTTGGTAGATCCGCCTGATCCACATACGGCCTCAGCATGATCTCTCACGGCAGCCTCATTGACCATATACCCATGCCCAAACAATGCGTCACCGTATTGTCTCCAGCCATGTTGAAATGAGTAATCCACCACCTCGCATTTAACCTCCCGAGCGCGGGCTTGGATCTGGTAGTAGATCCGCGATGCCAATGCCGAAACGATTGCACGCGGTGAATCCATGAGATTCGTAAGTCTTGCCTCATGATTTCCAAGAAGATAAACCTGCGGCGCAAATCTGGAAATGAATGCCAGACCATCGCTTAAGTCACCCTCTGGGTCTGCGGCATCGTCAGCGGTTCCAACTGCACCGGCGCGTAGACAAGCGAGGTCGATGTGATCTCCGAGGGCGATGCGCGTGTGTGGTTTGTAGCGTTCCTGAAATGCGTAAACCTGCTTCAGTAAATCACCGTCCACCAGATGCCCATGCGTACATCCGACGGCCATGAATCGCTTCCATTTGCGGGTGATGTTTGCCATTTGTTAAACGCAGAAGAGCCAAATAAGCGCGATTTCGTACACCTCGACGTGGAGATCAATTCCGCACGTTTTGAAAATCCAGTTGAGAGCAAACCTGAGCACGATTGCCAGCAGCAGCACCTCTACAAACGACTTCAAACGCATGAGCCGTTGATTAACCGCCTTCTGCGTTTGAGTCTGGCGACGTGTCATTTTTTATTTGGATCTGGCGCGTGTGAACTTCCGTAAAAGTATGCCACCACGGCCCCGAACGTCGAGGTGAGCGAGCCAATCAACATCGTGAGCCCTGCGTTGTCCCACAATTTTAAGTCACCCGTCATCAGGCCGATTAGAATGCCAAAGAAACCCACTGTCACCACACAAGCCAGTGTCGCAGGAACCCACGAGTTTGTTTGAACCTGCATCGCCCGAGCGTTTGCGCGATCCGCTTGATGCAGTTCCTCGGCCTTTATGCCGAGTTCAGCCATCCGCGTTTTGAGCTGGAGATCCGCAGCCTGTAATGCGGCCATCTGCTCAGCGGTTAGTTGACCGCTTGTCAGCGCCTTCTCAATTTTAGCCTGCGTTGGTTCTGAGATGCCCAATGCCCCTGCCACCGCTGAAATGGCAGCGCCTCCCAGAGGGCCAGTGAGGCATGTGGCAATCGTGGGAAGGATGGATTTAACCCATTCCATATTAGGCAAAATACGTTGTAACCACCACGAGACCCTGACCACCTTTTCCACCTGCGCCAGAGTTTACGCCGGTTTGCGATGCTCCACCACCGCCGCCTCCTCCTCCCGGAAACCCTCCTACCCCACCATTGCCAGCAGTACCACTAACGGTTGATGCGCCACCACCGCCACCAGATGCTCCCATTGGCATGCCGTTGCTGTTAACTCCAGTGCTGTTTCCTGCGCCGCCGTTTGGCACCGATACAGTGCCTGCAATGCCTCCAACAATACCCAATGTTGGGTATCGTCCGCCAGCACCGCCAGACGTTCCAGCCGCTGCCGCTGCGCTCAAAATGCCACCGCTGCCTCCTCCACCAGATCCGCCAGCAGTTCCAGCGGAATTTACGTTTGCCGGAACACCGCCACCCCCAACCGTGCTAGTGGCACTCAAACTCCCCCCTGAATTTCCGCCCCAAGGCGCTGCTCCAGCGGCACCTGCTGTTATTGTTCCGCCGCCTCCCACTCCTCCTGCGTAAAATGTTAATGTGCTAAATGAGGTGACGCCACCAGCAGCACCCGCAGCGCCGTCAGTCCCATCCGTTGTGCGTGCAGCCCCACCGTTGCCGCCATCTCCGATGACAACGGTCTCGGTAGCTCCGAATGCGGATGCCAAAATCATTTGATCGAAATATGCACCAGATCCGC